ATAAGGAACTTGAGCGCCTTATGACCCTCTGTGGTCTTGCGATGTTCTATCGGAACGGTGTGCCAGAAATCCAAGCGACCAGCGCCCAGCGCTCTCCTGACGTAACTGGCTGAACCTTGTGAGGCATGAAGCTGGGGAACACACATCCCTGACCCTCTCGAAACGGTATGCTAATTTCTCTATCTTGAAAAAACGCTAAGTCGCCCCCATCAAAATCTGAGTTCAAAACCCAACTGATAGATAGTTTGCGGGTGGAATTATCGCCCCGTCCAATGTCGATGTGCCAATCATAGTGACCACCCTCTTTGTATCTCATTAATTGTGGCCGCTCTATGAGGCCAGTTAAATCAAAATCATAATACTCCTCATTCTTGGCACGAATTTCAGAGACAATCAGATTGTCCAGCCATTCATGATCCTCATGGATAACCCAAACATCTACGGCGCGAGTTGATATATCAACGATATTAGAACCCCTGTCCTGAACCCTTCCGCTGACTCGCTGATTGTTCGCCTTCTCAGATAGCCCAATAATCATTTGCGTTTCTTTTGCTGTTAGGCTTGATGCCGCACTAACGCCAAAATCATTTTCCCTGATCGGGGGCGGTATCACGACCGTCATTTGGAGCCACCAAAATCTGTCATCGAAATCATCATTGCAATATGCTTCGGAACTCCTCGTCTTCCGTTCTCGATTTGATAAATGGACGATATGTTTTTGAAGCCAAAAAGTTCTGTGGCTTCGCTAATGGATAATCCGTTATCAAGCCTCCACTTCTTAAACTCGTTTCCCGTTGGAATTGGGCAGTCAAAATTAGGCGTCGGTGATGTCATGGTGTTTTATTCCTTCCTCAGTCTTATCTTTAATTGGATTTATAATTTTATGCAGAATGTCATCTAGGCTATCTACTGTCTCCTCTAAGATGTGGGAATATTTGACCATCGCCATTTTCCGCTGAAGGTCTTGGGTTTCTTTTACGGCATCCAGAAGCCTGCTTTGTATTTTATCAATCACCCAATCGTCGTTCCGAACATCCTCTAAAATTACGGGTTCATCTATATATTTATTATCAGCCATTTCACCTCCTATGACTTTTTGGATATATGAAGTTCAGCGGCACGTTGAGCCTCATCTTGGGAGTAGTGATGCTCCTCCCAGATGCGCTGCTTGCCAATCATTTTGACAACGGAAAATGCTTCATGCGGAAGCATATTAGGATTTTTCCCGCGATTGTCATTAACAACAAAATAGGTCAGGGGCTTAGTCATTACGCCACCTCCTCTCGTGTATTGCGCTCGGCTTCTTCGATTATGCGCTGGTCAAGGTCAACAGGCTGAACGCCAGTCAGTTCACGCAAGCGATTAAGAACCATACGCTGTTGACGCAACCCACGCCGACCCGTGCAAAGCCCAGTGCCTATATGGGCTGCTTGCCACACGCTATCTTCCTCAAGCCATTCAAAACAATCTTGTAGGCTCATTTCATTTATCTGTTGTTCAGTCATAATAATATCTCCTTAAAGACCGAGGACACTGAGGCCACACATAATAACGACAAAGCCGACCAGTTCGATTTGCATCTGGCGGTATTGGTTTTTAATGTTGCGTGACATCTGATGTCCCTCTGTGTTGCGTTGCTTACAAGACTCATAATAAGGGCTTTGGACATTTGTGCAAGAAAAAAATGCACAAAAGTCAAAAATATTTTATTGAAAAAAACCCGCAGAAATCCTATAGTTGCGGGGCAAACATGTAAAACGAGGGAAATATGATTAGAATTATTCAAGGCGATTGCCGCGATGGAATGGCGAAACTGCCAGATAAATCGGTTCACTGCTGCGTGACATCTCCACCCTATTTCGGCCTTCGGGATTACGGGACAGCCGAATGGGAAGGGGGCGACCCAGACTGCGACCATCAAGGTCAGATTATGCGGAAGCATCACATCAGCGATAACAAGGAAAAGCCACGTGAGTTTTATAAGAGCGAGTGCGGTAAGTGCGGAGCTCTGCGAAAGGATGAGCAGTTAGGTCTAGAGGAAACCCCAGAGGAATTTGTAGAAGCCCTTGTGTCGGTCTTTCGTGAAGTGCGCCGCGTCCTTCGGGATGACGGGACTGTGTGGCTGAACTTAGGCGACAGCTATGGCAGGGACAAAAATTTAATCGGCATACCGTGGCGCGTTGCTTTCGCGCTACAGGCGGACGGTTGGTATTTGCGGCAAGATATAATTTGGAACAAGCCAAACGTAATGCCAGAGGCTTGTAAGGACAGATGCACCAAATCACATGAATATATCTTCCTTCTCTCCAAGCGGCCAAAATATTTTTATGACTTTGACGCTATCCGTGAGCCAGTTAAAGAGGCATCTATCCAGCGGTCAAAGACATCGTGGAACACGGAGCGGCCATCCACAAAAACAGTCGGTGGCGGTTTCAGCTTGGATGAGATGGGCGAGAGGTTCGTGAATCCAGATGGGCGAAACAAGCGCTCGGTGTGGACGGTCACAACCAAGTCTTTTAAGGATGCTCACTTCGCAACATTCCCTACCGACCTGATTGAGCCATGCGTCAAGGCTGGATGCCCAGAGATGGTTTGCGTTGATTGCGGCACGCCCTATGAACGAGATGTAGACGTAAAGCGGGTCAAGCGCAGTGAGTTAGATAAGTCTGACCCGCGCTATCGGCCAAACTCATATGAGGGAGCCTATGGCGACATCAATGGAAAAGCGGACGCTGGATACTCCACCCGAAAAACCATTGGGTTCAAGAAGGCTTGCTCGTGCGAGACGGATAGCTACACGGGCGGCACAGTGCTTGACCCATTCGGGGGGAGCGGCACTACTGGCCTCGTGGCGGACAGATTAGGCAGGGACGCGATATTGACGGAACTCAATCCCGATTACATCAAGATTGCCATCAAGCGCATTGAGGGTGAGACAGGATTGTTTGCTGATGTCAGGGTTGACTGATGGGAAAGCGTAGCGACTTTGTGAGGCGCGACAGAGACTTTTATCCGACACCGATGAGCGCGGTCATTCCATTGCGCTCACACTTGCCAGATGAGTTTGAGTATATTGAGCCTTGTGCTGGCGCTGGTGATTTGATTGACCACCTATCTTGGTTCGGCGGTCGATGCGTATCAGCCTTTGATATTGAACCGATGCGCGAGGACATCAAGGTCGGTGACGCTTTTACTGAGACATTGGGTCAACTGATAATAACGAATCCGCCGTGGGATAGGGAATTGCTCCACGGTATGATCGACAGGTTCACTGATGGGCAAGACTGCTGGTTGTTGTTTGATGCGGATTGGATGCACACGAAGCAGGCTAGCCAATTTCTATCGCTTTGCAGGAAGGTGGTGTCTGTTGGCAGGGTCAAATGGATTCCAGATAGCAAGATGACGGGCAAGGATAATTGCTGCTGGTATTATTTCTCCCGTCAGGGAGAGGGAACAACATTCTATGGGCGGGAGTCTACCCGCTCTTTCGAGCCTCGATTGTCTTTTGCATAATATCGGACTTCTCTAGGATGCGCCGAAACGCCCCCAGCCCCCGTGGAGATGAGAACATTTCATCAGTCACATATTCGGAAATGTCGTGAAGCATCTCATTGAGGGCTTGCGCCTCAATCTCACTGAGGATTAATTCGTATCGGCGGCTTGAATATTTCGTAACCATACGAAAATAATATCAGGTCATTAGGTGATTCTCATATGCCGATTTTAGTGAGTGCCAAACTTTAAGGGCTTCAGGGTCAGTTGACAGTTCTGATCGGCTGCGTATTCCGAGAATGGCTCTGAGAGCCTCCGCGATTGTGTTGTTGTCTTCAGGGTCAACCTCGCTCATGTGTCGTTCATCCCTAAGCCACGCCCCAAATCGAGGGTCTTTGCCTAATATGCCCGCCTCTTGAATCGCCTTTGTCGCGTTTTCATTCCGAACCAGAGCTTCTTCTTTGAGCAGGGCTACCGCAACCCACTTCTCCATATGCGGCTGCGGGATGCCAAATGTCGATGTGACAACCTCAGCCTGTTCAATCGGAAACTCGATAACAACCTGAACCACCTTGCGGCCTTTGATTACTTTGAAATCAGAGTAGGTTCCCTGCATTAGTGCATTAGTCATAGCGGACTCCTTGTTTTGCCATCTCCATCAATTCATCAGCGACCTCGTGCGTCATCCACTTGCTCTCTCTACACTTTCGGCAGGCGTAAATGATTGTCGAGTGGTCGCGCTTCAGAAAGCGCCCGATTTCTGGATACGTCTTTTCCAGCCTCAATCGGCACAGCCAACAAAAGACCTGTCTTGGCTTTGCGTATTTTGCCTTTCGGCTTTTTCCAAGAATCTCGTGAGGTGGCACGTTGTAATATTCCGCTACCACGGGCAGCAACTCTTTCATTTTGACTTTCATGTATATTGAATCCAAGCTGTCATCGCGAAGGCGTAGAACAAAACCATTATAACAATTATTCTAACATCATCCATTTGGCATACCTTTGGGCTTCCAGTCGCTCAGGTCTCCATTGTGGGGGCTTGCCTCCCACATCCTCATTGCTACCGCCCGCCCGAAGTCGGGGCTATGACCTTTGCCAATCCAAAAACTATTTTCATTCCCAGCATCATGCAATTCCATATGGTGTTTATGGCACAGAGGGATGACGTTCATATCCCCAGCCTTCATACCCATACCCCTATACCCAAACCACGGCTTCATCAGGTGGTGCGCCTCCACACCACCGAAGCAATCTGACCCACGACAAAGGCAGTCTTTTTGCCTGATGTGAGCCAGATGCTTTTCGTTGACGTATCGCCTAGCCATTAAAATGGAATGTCATCATTTGGCATATCGCTCTGAGGCGATTCTGCTTGCGGTGTCGGCGTTGATGTCGGCGTTGCGTCTTCATCCGCTGGCTTAAAGGCCAAGCTGATATATGGATTACCTCGCTTGCTGGTGTTCTTCCAGCCAGCAAGTTTCATCTTTTCACCGTTTATATTTACGGGGGCGGAGATGTCAGGCTTATTGTCGCCTTCTTCCTTAAACTTGTTTGGGAAGAACCCGCCGACCTTCATATAGGTATCATACATCGTGCGGCCATCTTTGGTCTTCGATTCTGTGACAAGCAGGTCACAGTCAAAGCCGTTCACCATTGCGTTTCCCTGACGCAGGACGCGCATATTGTTAGCCTGAAACAGCGCTCCGCTGTTGTCTTTCTGCTCATAATCAGCCATTGAATAACTCCTCTTGATTGGTTGTGTCTGGCTCCTTCCGCTTCCACGGAATGTCAATTAAGCGGTAATCCTTGCCGCCCGTTTTAGATTTATGGATTGGTGTGTCGGCGGATAGGTTTTGAATTAAACCCTGAAGCTGGTCTCTTGAAACCAACATTGCCTTCTTATCGTAATGAACAATCAGACCGCCTTTGGCTATCGCCTGCTCTACTTCATATTCGCGAACAGAGACGAACCGTCCCTGCCACAGCTTAGTCACCACCTTTTCAAACATGGTCAACCCCCTGCGCTATGGACAACACCTCAGTCAGCGATTTAAGCATAGACGATTTGGTTTTATGGTGCATCTCAGCATCACCATCAACCTCATTAAGGATGCGCTCAATCTCAGGGATGTTTGCCTTCCTGTATTTTTGATTTTCGAGAGTCTTCCTTAATGCGCCGCCCCAAGCCTTGATGTCGCTAAACGCTGCACCAATTTTATCTTCAGCATGGAAAACCCTGTAAGGCTGCCCACTATAATCAAAGTCTCGCGGGTCGAGTTCCTTCTTCAGGTTCTTGGGCTTCTCAGCGAGGGTCAGGTTTCCGTCATCGTCTGGCTGGCTCAATCCAAGAAGCGTGATAAGCGCGATGCGCCGTTTATAGGTGTTGGCGGCTCCCCACTTTTGGCTATCCTGAAACTCACCAATGCTGACGCTGGATTGTATGCCTTCACCACTTTCCATGTGGTATAGGGATGTGACCAGCTTATCTCCTTCATGGTGTTGATACCAGCAGAGTCCATATTCCGACAGCGTGTTTGCTGCCGCTATCACATCTTCGAGCAGATAGTAGTTGCTGTCATAAAACGGATTAACGCCTGTTTTTTCAACGCCAACCTCTTTCCGAAATTTATTTAGTGCTTTGAATAAGTCTTTCATTTATTCCTCCATCTTCCATATGTCTTTAGCTGCCGCCCGTGCAACATCGTCCCACATCCAGTGGTCAATGTTAGGATACACAAGCTGACAACACTCAAAAATATCCTCGCTGTAAGAAAGGATGCGTTCAAGGTTTTTCGCTGCTGTTAAAAATTGATTAAAGTAAATTTGTGGGCGGTCAATCGTGAAGGCAGAAACCCCCGTCTTTGCCACATACCAAACCCACGGTTCCGCCCCTGTCCCAGCCCAGTAAATAGAAAGCTGCCGACTATGCGCGAGGGTGGGCTGGCGAGGTCGAGAGGCTGAGGTTTTAATATCAACCACCTGATACGGGTTTTGAAAGAGCATATCGTAATAACCCACAATCGGAACCGAAAGTTCCTCATGCTCAAACTTCAATTTCCCCTGAAGCAATGGGGGTGATACAGCGTCACCCATAAACTCGGCAAGATACTCAACGCCGTTTGTAACGTATTGCTCAATCGCCTTACGCTCCCGAATTAACTTGTCTTCATTGACTGTGGCCGAGGACTCTTTGTGTAGTTTGTCGTATTCCTGTTGGGCTGTTTGTATTAGCGCCTCCACATTTTTTTCGCGGCCAGCGCTGTAGATGTTCATCGCGTGTTCTGATGCTGTCCCACGCCACATTGCGGGGCTTGCATCACCACGGATTCCAGCGATTTTCAGGAGTGCTAAAGCGGGCTGGTCAATAAACCCGTTAATTGTTGATGCGGATACATGGCTCATGCCATGTTTTTCAAATACTTTCATGCGTCACCTGTTAATAGGATTTTCTACAATGCCCACATTAGACCGACCCCCTTTGTATCGCAAGTAAAAAATGCTACGGTTGTTGAATGGCAAGGCGAGGAAAATACAACAACGTCAAAACCCAGATTGACGGTATCACTTTCGACAGCAAGAAAGAGGCTGCGCGATATAGTGAGTTGCGCCTTTTGGAAATCAGCAATCACATCAGCGACCTTGAGTGTCAGCCAAAGATACCGCTTATGGTAAATGGCGAGCAGCTTGGCCACTATATCGGAGACTTCCGATACTGTGAGGCGGGTGAGGTTATAATTGAAGACGTAAAATCGAAAGCCACCATCACGCCTGTCTATCGGTTGAAGAAAAAAATCCTCTCGACTTACGACCCGCCAATCAACATCAGGGAATATTTCGGATGAGTATCGAAGAAGAAGTGGCGGAAGAAATCGAGTTCAATGGTTACGACTCGGATGATTTTATTATGCTGGTTGCGATGCTAGAGAGCATCCAAGAGAATGGGACATCTTGGACTGAGACCATGTATCTATGCTTTCTTGGAGCTGCCATCTGCGCGAACAATGCCGATATGACTGCCGACGAATTTATGGTAGCCTTGCGAAGTATTAAAGTTACGCCCGAAGGCGTATAT